AGAATGTATCCAAAACTTCAAATGTTGCTTGCGTAACAACACCATATTCTCCCTCCACTAGTCCAACTGGAGTAAATACATCCCCTCTTCTAAATCCATAACCATTTCTTACAATCTCCCAGTTCTTAACTGAGAATAAAGTGGATCCTATTCCTACAGTAGACGCAGCACCAACATCAATATTCAATAATAATCCAGTTCCAGTATTAGTCGTACCATCTAAACGAGATACTCCAGTAACCCCTAAGCTTGCGTATGAGGGTTCAGGGATGACTAACTGAGGATTGGCATAGTTTGTACCCATTCCTATTAAAGCAAAGTCTACAGTACCCCCTGCTCCTACTGTAGCAACAACACTAGCACCAGTACCAACTGATGAACCTACATTTACACTAAATGTATCATCATTAATCTTAGTAACTGGTATCAAAGTATTATAAGAAGGATCTGTTGTAATTCCTGTTCCTCTTGGATAGGTATGTTCTGTAGCATGACCATCCTTAGAACATGTGAATGTTAGAGAATTTGTTCCTATTCCAATATTATTACCATTATCTAATCCATGACCAGCAGAAGTAACAATCATAAGACCTGTAGATGGATTATAATCTGCATCTGTAGGTGTAATTTCTGCACCATTCCATGTTAACTTACGGATAGGAGTAGATGCACCAATAAACTTATGATCGAATGGAAGATCCACTACATCGATAGAAATATTAGTTCTTCCAACTCCTACTCTATATCCAGAACCAAAGTTAGCATCACCATACCATGGATAAGTATATCCACGACCAACATAAGTGTGTGGAATAGAGTTTATACCAACATTTGTACTAAACCTATAAGAAGGTAACTTACCAACATCAACTGTAATTGTATCTGTTGTATGTGATTGTACTGCTACTACTGCTCCATCACCTGCAGGGTCTGTAAGACGAGGATAAGCATGTAATGTAGAATAGTCATCCCTATCACAACTAAAGGTCAATCCAGCAGTTGTAATACCTGCATAGGAAGCATCCGTTCCTACTAGAATACCACCTTCCACATATGAATCTGTTACAAATTTATGTACATATTGATAATCGACGAAAGCATCATTTCTAGCCGCACCAACATATATGGTAAATGTATTGGTTGATCTATTTGTAATAGGAAGCCATTTAGCATGAGCAGGATCAGATACTCTAGGATAAGCATGAACTGTAGCATCATTATCTCTTGTGCAAGTAAATGATAAACATCCATCATTCAGTTTTACATATTCACCAACTGATAGACCATGAGCACTACTAGTAATAACCAGTTTTCCAGATGTTTCTGTATAGTTAGCAGCAGTAACTGGATTTGTTAAGGTACCAGCACTTGTCCATCCATGACCAGAACCAACAGTCATTTCTAATAATCCAGTACTTGGAGTATAAGTTGCTGCAGTTGGTGTTTTAGAAACGATAGGTGATGTACCAACATTTACAGTAATGGTATTAACATCAATCTCGGTGACTGACATATCTGTGTCAAACTTTGGATCACTTTCTCTAGGATATTTGTGTATTGTTTTATGATTATCTCTTGAGCAAGTAAATGCTAAAGACTTATCAGCAACCTTAATAGTATTACCAGTTGATAATCCATGAACACCAGAAAATGTTAATGTCAAAACTCCTGTTACTGCGTTATAATCAGCAGCAGATGGTTTTCCTATAACAGCACTACCACCACCAGTAGTATTAACAATAGCACTTGCTCCAGTCGATGCTGCAACGTATGTGTGTGGATAGTTACCACCTCTATAAACAGCACCTGTCAGAGCACTTTCGAACCTATGTACAAAGTTACCAATAGAAACTTTCTCAATAGGATAAACTAAAGATGTTTTCTTGGATATTATAAGGGTTGCATTTCCACCACCACCAGAAATTGTTATAATATCTCCAGATACATAACCAGTAGGAGTGGTACTGGTAGTATTAATTGTAACTGTTCGAACATTACCACCAACCTGTGTAATATCAACTTTCAATCCAGTACCAGTTCCACCTGTAGTAGCCACATTAGTACTATTACTATAACCAGTACCACCAGAACTAATCTTAAGAAGATAACTTATATCACCAAGACCTGTTCCTGCATAAGGGAATACATTACTTGTTAGGCCAGAATATCCACTTCTTACAATAACAGCATCAGGTCTAGCACTTACAAAGGTATGAGGAGTAACATTAGTAGATGGTATTTCATCATTATCCAAAACGTTTATAGTAATCGTATTATGTGTTACTGCTCTAATATGAGTAGTAATGCCAGCAAGAGGGTCTGTAGTACGTGGATAATAGTGAGTACCTGCACCATGGTCACATGTAAATCCTAATGACTCAGTAGCAATACCCACACTCTGACCTATTCCTAATGGATGATCACCAATGTTTAATACCATCTCACCAGTTGTGGGATTGTATTCTGCAGCATAGACATCAAAGTTATTGCTACATGTAAATTCTAAACCTACGAACTTGACATCTTTAATAATACCAACTTCAAGGTTATGAGGTTCTGCAGTAGTAACCTCCATATCTCCAGTTTCATTATTATAGATTGCTGAAGAAATAGGAATAGGTTCTCCTATTGTTGCTGTTGTTGCAATACCCACAATACTTCCAGAGTTTCCAATCCCAAGTTCAGCATATGCTATAGAACTTCTTAAAGGAGCATATCCCAATCCTTCAGTACTTCCTAAAGAAACAATCACACCACCTCTAGGTATTGCGTTCTGATTTACATCATAAGGAACTATAGTAGGAACATCATTTACATCTACTCTAACACCACTAAAGACAACAGATGTTTTTCCAGAGAGTATAAAGGTTGCATTTCCACCACCACCACTAATTGTTATGGTATCTCCAGATGTATAACCAGTACCATCAGTAGTAATTGTAACTGTTTGAACTGCACCAGCAGAGGTTGTAATATCAACTTTCAATCCAGTACCAGTTCCACCTGTAGTAGCCACATCAGTACCATTACTATAACCAGAACCAGCAGAAGCAATCTCACGAACATACCATCTATACTTGATAGGTGCTGTTACGTTTCCAGTATCATCAATAGAAAAATTGTTATTGGCATTATTTGGAGTACTTGGTCTTTGGAAAAGACTGTTTATAGTAAGTATTGCATTACCACCAGTACTTCCTATACCTGTTGTATTTGCACCCCCAACAGTTAGATTAAATGTTCTTCCAATACCTGTAAACTGGTCTGATATATCATCATATACAGCATTAGTCGAATAATCATTTCTAAGGAAAACTCTTCCTGTAAACTCTGAACGAGGGAATGGTAAATTACTCCTAGTTTTGAGTACCTGAGAATTTCCTCTAGGTGGTTCTGTAAAGTTAATATTCTCACCAACAATATTATAAGAACCTCTATAAACTCTACCATTCGTACCATCATCATGTTTGTCTGCAAAAGTTCCTACAAATCCTCTTTCAACGGTAACCAAGTTATAAGAACCAAAGTTTGTAATAGGTCCAACTGAAGTAGTTCCTGTACCAATATTAATTACTCTTACATATTCATCCTCAAACTTCAATAAATCATTTGGAACTATTGATGAAATACCAGTTAGTGCGAAAGTCGTTCTTGTTGCATCGATACCCTGTTGAGGAGGTGCTCCAGTTGCATCAGCATTATCAGCCAAATCAAAGTTAATACTTGTAAATGCTATAGGAGATTGAATAATATTATCAATTGTTATTACAGATTTTGAATTTGCTAAAGGCATTGATAACTCATGAGCATTTCCAACACCATAACCTGTAATATCAAGAGGAGCACCAGGAACTCCAGATGAACTTCTTGAGGATGATAATGTAAACTGATCCTTATTAATCCTATTAACATAGACTGCAGAAGGGACAGTTGCTGGTCCTGAAGAATGTGTCATAGGAGAGGATGAAACTCCAATAAATGTAGTTCCTGGTTTGTATACTAACTCTTCTCCAGTTCTAAAGAAATGATCTTCTATAGTGAAAGTAGTTCCAGATACAACATCTGCAGGATTAAAGATTTTTGCGAAAATAGGAGTAGTAGCTGATGTTAACCTAAATTGTTTCTTATTAACACGATCACCATTCAAAGCATTATATTCATGTATAGAAATACTATCTCTTGCTGCTCCATAAGTAAGAGCATTTGTATTAGGAGTATTAATTAAATCATTCTCCGTATATAATCCTAATGTTAATACATTGGTTCTTAATGATGTTGTTGGATATGTTGTTGGTGGATCATACTTTAATACAATATTAGAACCATCAATCTCTGCCCAACATGTACCGATTCCAGTGCTTATAGTAGTGGCAGTGATTCCATATCCTGTAGGACCAAACTTACCATCTGTAGGACCGACTGAAAGAATAGGTCCTTGTTGACTAAAGATATCTGTACCATCATATGTCCATAATACTTGATGGAGTTCCTTATAAGTAGCACCTGCCCCAACTTCAACAATAGATTTAGCACTATTGAATAAACTTTTATCTAAACTTGCAACAGTCCATCCATCAGGATAAGTGTTAGTAGCTTTAACCTCTGTATCAGATTGGTATAATGCAGTTCTTTCTGCATTATCTGGTTGTCCAGTTACCTTGAAATGATATTTTCCTTCTCCACTAGCAGCATCAGCCTCAAATGTAACAATTCTAGATTTATATTGAACATCATCATTAACAAGAGAGTTATTAAAACCAACAAAGAAAGTAGTAATACCTCCTCCTGATGCTGTCATAATACCTACCTTAAAGGTGCCAGGTAAATCTTCAGAATATCCTGAAGGTTCATCATTATCAACAAACACTTCTGACATAAAAGCATTACCTAGACTATCATGTGCAGCATATATTTCAACATAACTCATCTCATTAGTAGTTGTATTTGTTAAAGCAGTTTTTACAAGTACCGATTCATATTCTGATGAATCTAAAGAAACAATATTAGCAGTTGCTATTCCTGCAGAAGTTTTTTGTGCTATACCTACAGAAGACATCATCTTACTGAAGCCAACTGGTTGAGTTGCAATAAGATTATTGTTACTGACCGCAGATTTTAAAACCTTAAGATCATAATCATAATCAAATGCATTAGGTAATGGAGTAAATGTAAGGTATTTGTTACCAAAAACATCTTCTACTATTGAGAAATCACCAATCCTAGAAGTATCGTCAAGTTCTGATTTTTTCAATAAAGTAATATCAGTACCATTATTCAATATAACAAGTTCTACCAATTGAACTTCACTATATGTTAAATTGGATATTCTAATAGTATATTCAATATATGAAGATTTTCCTACCAGATTTTCAATATTTAAGTATGTACTTGGACTACCATCAAGATTAGAAAATTGACTATTAATATTATCAATTAACAAAACTTCATTACTCCTTGCTAGTTGGTATGGAGTTAATCTTTTATTGGTAAGTTTTACTGTTTTAGAGGATGTTGTAAGTGAACTTAAATCTTCAGCATTCGCCCAATTGTTGATAGTATCTACTCTATTATCTGAAATAATATCTTGAATAGACAAAGTATAACTTGTACTTCCAATACCAACTTTTGATGTACTGGTAATTCCAGTATCAGCAAAGTTCTTAAGTCCACTTGTATGAAGTAGTCCATTTACAGGACTTCTTAACTCATCAAAAGTCTTAGTACTCTTTATAGTATATGATAGATTTTGATAATAGTCATTATCAGGAGTTACCTGATTATCTGAACTTAACTTACCAATATCATCTGACCATCCAATATTTTTTTCTACTCCATATTTAATAATATAGGTTCCTTCATTATTTCTTATATTTTCAATGGTTGCCCTTACCCCACTTACCTTACCAGTAATAACTTCACCAACACTCAATAAATATACTCCACTAACCTTTATGAAGTCATCATTAGAAGAAGCAATAAACAAATCTCTTTCAATATTATTGGAGATTAACTGTTCTCCTTCAATAAAGTTTGATGGTACTTGATAAACACTAAATGATGGATAATCACTTTTTTTGATGATACTAGCCACTGATTGAACAGTATCTGCCATTCCACAATTAGTTGATATAAAATCATCCTCATAAGTAATCTTTACTGCATCCTCTATTACTCCTCCAACATAAGAAACAACTCTACCAAACTTATATCCAACATCTGCAGAGTTGAATCCAGTTCCACCAGATCCAACTATTTTAGTTACACCTTCAATGAAAACTCTATCATTTACAGCAAATGCTGAAGGATTTGTAGTGGCAAAGAAACAAGTAAATATACCACTACCACCTACAACACGGTCAGAGAGTATAGTATTGATTCCAACCCCATTATCATTATTGGTTGTAAACAAGGTCACAGGAGTCTCTGGAAGACCATATGGTGGTTGTTTAATATCTACAATATTAATAGCACTACCAGACATATTTGCTTCTAATATTCCACTATCAATCGTTTCACGAGTTATAGTATCAACAATAGTGATTTTAGGTGGGTTACCATATCCTGAACCACCATAAACAGTAGTAACAACTCCTATGGTGTTAGAATTATTAATTGTAATGATTGGTGATATAAAAGCTTCAGGTCTCAATGTAGGATCAGAGGAATATTCAAATCCTTCATTAATAATCCTTGTTTGATTAATATTACCAATACTCTTGGATTTAGAAACTGCATATAATCCAGATCCTTCTGTAGATAAAGATCCAACAAAAGTTGGTAACTTCTTATAATCTGACCCACCAGAAATAATATTCGTACCATCAACTCCACCAATAGTATTTGTAGAAGTGGTAGTATATTTTAATGTATCTGTTATCGATGGTGTTAAAAATGTATCATCTAGAGATGAATCTGAAACGACAGTAAATACAAAGAAGATTGTAAAGGTTGCATTTCCACCACCACCACTAATTGTTATGGTATCTCCAGATGTATAACCAGTACCAGCAGTATTAATTGCAACTGTTTGAACATTACCAGCAGAGGTTTTAATATCAACAGTCAATCCACTACCAGTTCCACCTGTAGTAGATACATTAATACCATTACTATAACCAGAACCAGCAGAAGTAATATTTATAGTTGGACCTGTTAATATAGTATCATAAGTTCCATTATACTCACTATCAACATATTCAATTTTCGAATAATTTTGAACAGTTGTATCTGCTGTACTAATGTATCCAGATTTTCCTAAAGTATAATAAAGTTTATCAGGTAATTCTCCATTATAGTTGATAGTTTTTGAACCATTAATTCCACTACCTACTATACCTAAAGTAGTGATATTAAAACTTGTAGTTGTTGTAGCAGTAGAGACAAATTCATTCTTAAACTCTTTATCATAATAAAACTTAAGATCATAACCACTTAAAGAAGGATCTTTCAAATTAAATCTTGGACTATTATTTTTAATAACCTTAATAGGAGGATTTATCTTACTAAAAGTACGAGTTCCTGTAGGAGTGCCTGTAAATGATATAATATTAGCAGGAGATTGTGTATCTTTATAAGTTTCACATAATTGGAAAAATTTGGAACTCTGGACATAAACAAAATATGCTCTTTCCGATAATCCTGTTGGCAATGTTCCTGATGTATTTGTTAGATATACCTTATCTCCCGTATTAAAATTATGTTCAGACCCATTATAAAACGTAGAAGGTGGATATGTGGCTGTATGATCATATTCTATAGGATCAACTAAAATATATCCTGTACCTGATTGACGACTTATTGCTATATCTGTACTGCCTATACCAACACCTGTAGTCAATCCTACAGTTGCTTTTAATGATACCGTATCACCAATTTTTAATCCATGTGATTTTACAGTAGTTACTTCAGTGTTTATCCTACTAACAGTTCCTTTTTCTTGAGTGTAATTACTTTCCAATGAGAATAGATCACTATCACTTCCACCACTTGTAAATAATATCTCAGGTCCCGTCTTTTCAGTCTTCAATCCTACGGTAGTAGGAGTAGCATTTGAAATATAAAGAGTTTCTGAAGATGAAAGACCGAATGGATGTCTAATATAGTAAGAACTTGTAGGAACATTAGTAGCAAGGGTAGCAATTCTGAAAGTTGCATTTCCACCACCACCAGTAATTGTGATAATATCTCCAACTGTATAATTCCTACCTGCATCTCCACTAGCAAGAGTTGGAAGTGTAACACCTGTTACTGCACCAGCACTTGTTGCAATAGTAACATATAATTCAGTACCAGTGCCGCCTGTAGTAGCAACACGTGCACCATTACTATAACCACTACCACCAACAAGAGTATCGAATGTAGCTGGAGTATCCCAAACGGATGGAGTACTACCTACAGAAACGTATGTGAGAGCAGTTGAACCAGCTTGAGTATATGTTACCTCTTGTCCCTCTGTAAATGGGTGATTTGGTATATAAACTCTTCCACATGGAACATTTCTAGTAATAGTTCTATTTGCAAATGTAAATGACTTTTGTAGATGACTTGGTGCACCTGCAGTTGTACCAAATCCTACTGCTTTATCTGGGTTAAAGTAAACTATATCATTAACTTTAGAATCAAGATCATCAATAGGTTGATTAAATGTAAATGAATTTTGATGATAAGTTACACCAACACCTGCTGCCTTATCATCTTCATTTACACCCCTTTCTACTGTTAAAACATTTTCATTTCTGTAAATATTCAATATCTTACCAGTTTCTGTTCCAATACCGATTGAACTTCCTACTGAAACACTAGCTGGAATATCAGCAACAACTATTTCAGTTGTACCTGCACCTGTACCCTTATTTGTAGGTAAAGGATTTGTTAATATTGTATGTGCAGTATTAATACCAATAGTATATCGGTTATTTAAGGCAGAAAGACTTGTAGTGAATCCAGATACAGTAACTACATCTTGATTATTCAAAATATGGTTACCAGTTATAGTTCCTCTAACAGAATTATCACTTTGTTTAGTAAAAACTACATTACTATAAGAAACAGAACTATTAGTAACACTATAAATGTCTTCTCCAATCAAAGAAGAAACTTTTACAGAAAGTCCACCACCATCAGTATGAGTATCATCAAAAGTAAGAATATCACCAACCTTATAACTGCTTCCAGCACTAACTATACTTACTTCATCAACACTTCCACTACTAACTGATTCAATTAAAACTTTTTGTTTATCAATTTCATTTGGTTCAATAATATAATCATTATCTACATTTATTGATGAAGATCTATATGGGAAGGTATTACGAACAAGATCAGTTTTTGCGAAATCTGAGGATTGATTAAAATTTTGCTCTAAAGGAAGAGAACGATAAGAATCACCAATAAAATATGGGAATTGTGATTGATTTGCATATTCTGGATGTGACGAACTGTAAATAGTCGCATAATACGCATAAACCCCATCAGGAAATTCTGGTGTTTTGCTAAATCTTCCATTATTTTCATCCAAATCTCCAGAATTATCAAATTTATAATCTTCTACAAACATTCCAAGATTAAAGGAAGGTCTATCTATCACATTTGAAGTACTTGCGGTATATCCTGATACAAGTCTTTTAGCACCAGAGGAACTATCTTGAGGATCACTGTTTCCATAAGGTCCATAGATTGGATTGCCATCATATGCCCATCCAATAATTTTAGAAATAAGAGTTGGATCTTCACCAAAAGAATTCCTATAAGTAGCACCATATCCACATACAGTATACTTAAGTTTATTATCACTTGGAAGCAATAACTCATCACTATCATACTTTTTCCTAATATCAATAGTAAGAGGTCTTACTTTCGCTTCTATTTTTCCATTTTTTCCAGTTGAAGTAACTTTTATAGAAGTATGAGTACTAGAATAACCAATTCCCGTATTAGCAACCACAACTGAAGTGATTTTTCTATTTTCAATAACAGGTCTTAATATTGCTCCGCTACCTGCCCCAGATTCATCTATAATATTGATATCTGGAACTGAATAATATTCATCACCTGCATTTTGAATATTAACAGAAACAATCTGTCCATTAATAATAACAGGTGTTAATGCACAATCTTTACCTGTTTTTATTGTTATTAGTGGTTGACTTTCAAAATTAATAGTAGTAGAACCATATCCAGTACCTTTTTCATATAGATAAGAATCTACTATACTACCCCTAACTGTAGGAGTCAATACAATTGAATCAATATTAGTTGTACCACCTATAGGAACATAATTAACTGCAACTGAAATGTCAGGATACTTAAATATTTGCTCTCCCACACCTTGAGATCCTAATATAACTGAATTTCTTCTACTATAATTTGTTAAATCTGTACCACCAATACCAGCATCTGCCAATTTAAAGGAATTATCATCATCTTTTAAAACACAATACTGATTTGCAGTTACAATTCCTGTGATTTCCGTTCCCCATGTTTTATATTCTAATAAATCTCCATCATTAAATCCATGATTTTCAAAATTAACCGTATTATAAATTATTGAAATATTTTTTGGTTGAACTCTAAGTTGTCTGTTTGTAAATGTTCCTCCATCAACAACTTCTGTTCCAATAATAGTCTTTAAATCGGCAAGAGTTTGGAATTTTTGAATTCCTCCAGAAGAAGTTCGTATACCTATTGGATTTGTTTGATTGTTAGCATCAGTTTTGGTATTATGAAGAGAAATTGTTGTAGTATTTATCACATTTGCAAAATAATTTGCATAATTTCCTAATGTCGATGTTCCAATACCAACTCCTATTTCTATATTTCCCTCAGAATTATAAATTATTTCTTGGCCACGCACAAAGGAATGATTTTCTAAGAATGTAATCGTAGTTCCTGCCAATCCAATAAAACCAACACCACCACCTTCCCATACACCTCTTGCATCGAAAGAAACAGACCTTTTTTTACTTTCAATTAGTGGTTCAATCACTGCAGTACCATTTCCACCTGTTACATCAATAGATAAAACTCTATCAACGTTAAATCCTTGTGGATCAACCACTGCTTCTGTCATAGTTCCAGTCAAAACTGGTTGAATTAATGCTAGTGTACCTACACCAGCAGCAACTTCTATGTGTGGCAAGTTAATAACATCATAATCAGTACCCTGATTTAAGATATTAGTTGATGTTAATGGACCATAATAGATTTTATCAGTTGATTTATAGTTAGTAATTTCAACTCCATTGATTAAAACTCCAGTTGGCCCAAATGTAGTAGGAACTTGAGTGCCTGTAGCAGTTGATTGTTCTAATGAAAATGCTTTAAATACTTTTTGAGGTCCAATTAAACCATCTTTTTGGGAAAATAGTGTAAATTTCTGATCTGCAATGTTCGCAGTACCTAGTTTAAATGGCAAATAGTTAACACCATCAATAAGAGCTGGTGAATTATAGAGTTTTACATCTCCATTTGATGCATTAACAACATCAACATAGTAACGACCTGTGGATAATCCTGTTAATGGTGTTCCAGTGGGGTTATAATAGAGTGAATCACCCCTCATAAAGGGAACCGCATTGTTAAATCTAATAGTTGTATCGTAAGTAGGTTCAGTAGAAAGTGGATCTAATAAACCAACTGCCACAAAAGTCTGAGTTGAAGTCGTTATTGTGTTTTTAAAACTAGTTGTTACACCACTCAGAGCATCAGTTGTACCAGATGGTAATGAATTTGATGCTACATAGGCAGTTTTACCACTTCCAACATAGACATTTTGAACATCAGAGAAGGAAGGATCATATTCTAAAGGTGCTCCAACACTTCTAGCAGTGTTAATTACTCTTCTAATATCAATTTCACCATTTCCAGTGTAATTATCAGACAGTTCAACTTCTTTAGATTTAGTATTCCATGGTTCGTTAGCCTGTAATCCATCATTTTTAATATAAGCTGTAGTAGCACCAGAACCTAAAGTCTCAGGTGTATCACTTCCTCTTCTAAAAATCTGTACTGTATCACCAGTCTTAAGACTAGATCTATCTAAATTATCAAATAAGGTAAATTTAATAGCAGCACTAAAAGTGTCTCCCTGTACTTTATACCTTACACCTGTATTGTATATCCATGAATTAGCAAATATTTCTTCATATGTCCTATCTGTTGATGGGTTTACAATTAAGTTACCAATATTTTTAACAGTAATCTCTTGTCCTTCATCCACATCTAGTGTAGATGATGTTTGTTCAAACTCTGATAAGACACCATTTAGTCTTATTCTTACCTTTTTAGTCGTATCACCATTCTCATAACCATAATAAATGTCTCCACCAATAATATTATCAGCATTAGCAATAGGTGAAGTGATTCCACTTACCCCAAAGAACTGGTTTATGCTCTTACTTGTATAATAAATGCTAGTATTTGCACCAGATACTAACGTACCTGTTTGACCAAATCCAATAGTAGAATCGACCATAATAGTCGAAGAATTAGCACTAACTGCTGATAATGATTTGGACGTAGGAGTTATCTTAAAATCACCTTGAATGGCTGATTCGCTATTACTATATCCAAGGAAAAGTGATAACTTATAATATTGCTTATTCTCTGTATATGATATACCTGTCCTGGTAAATGCTTCGACCTCTGCAATTGAAGCACTAGTAGTTAAGTCACCCTCTTTAAATATTGTTTGACCTACTAATTTTGTAATATCTCCTGAAATAACATCACCAATAGCTACTTCTCTTCTAACAAAGTTAGCAGAAGATGGTTTAATCAAAAATTCTTCTAGATTTACAACCTGAGGTGTTTCTCCGTAAAGTACATTAAAAAGAATTCGGAAAGACTCATCTGTTCCTTTTGCTTCATATAAAGATCTAGATTCTTTTATAAAGTTTCCAGCATTTATTGGATCTGTAAAAGGTACATCTTCTAAACCTGGTGTTAAGGTAGATTTAGTTTTTTTATAAAATTCTTTAAGGAATAATGAACTTAAGTTCTGTATGTTAGAATTACTTGTGTGGGCAGCAGCAGTTGTATCTGAAAATACAAGTTCTTCTTGATTGTTTAACTCATGATATGATGTTATTCCACAAAATCCACGTTTACAACCTGTAAACGTATTTGTTGTTAAACCTGTATATGTAATTACCTCATCATTAATCTTTAATAGACCGTAGTTCTCTGGAAATCCCTTTGTACTAGCAACTTCAATTGTAGTTGTTGTTGCCGCAATACCAGTAGAAAGAGTTGTACTTCCTACAACTACTTCAGGAGTCAGATTATCTAACTTTAAGTATTGGTCTAGATTATCCGTGATGTCAATAGGACCACCTTGATATTCTTGACCAATATAATATTGCTTAAGAAAATCAACTGTCTTGGGACTTTCATCCAAGATATATTCTGGTAATTGACTATCGATTATTTGTTGAACCTTTACCCTAGATTCAAAACCAGTCTGTATCATATTACTGTCTTATTAGTTGACCGTTGAGATAACTTGATGTATAAAAGTCTCTGGCAAATGTAGTTCCTGTGATCTCATCTCCAGATGCAATAACATCCCTAACCATATTTATTGTACTTTTTGAAACACTAAATTCAACATACAATTCTTTTAACCCAATAACATCATTTGATTGTGGTATTGCTTGTACTTCAACAACTCCTGATTCATCAAGAGTTCCTGTAATATTAAGTGTCCCAATAATGATTTCACCCTTCACATAATCAATTGTACCAGCACCTTTACTTACAATTGTCGAAGTTCCATCATCAGCAATAGATATAATTGATAAATCCCCAGTTAACTTATCTTCATTTGGAACATCAGTAAAATAAACTGGTTTAGTTATTGAATCTATATAAAATCCTGTTGATTTGATGTTGGCTCCATCAGAATTGACATGGAACTGATTACCATAACATAACTCATACTGTGCAAACTGATTTAAGGAACATTTAAGATCTCTGCGTATTTTTACTCTTGTAATATTTGATGTAATCGCAGTATCAGTGCTATCAATGACTTGCTGTACCTTACTATACTTAAATCTACCACCAAATTTGTTCATATCAACAGAATCGGCATAAGTCGTCAATGAATTAGTAACAGCTGTCTTCAATGAGTTTGCTGTAGAGACCTTATTATTGTCATAATAGACTGCACTGTCAATTTCAACATAAAGCATCTTTAAATCAGTGATTTTTTGGTTAATTCCTGATACAGAATATTGCTTTAATTGGGATAAAATGCGAGATTTGTTAAAATCAGAGACAAAAGACCCATTTTTCGGTTTTATACTGATAAGTACGTTCCCAAACTCTGGTGGATCCATTTCTTCACCCCCAACAACTGCTACTGACTGTGTATCGGGGTATATTTTCTTAATAATTGCCTCATAATCCCTTGGAGTAACTGCTCTGTACTGTGAAGAATATATCCTTGGAGCATAATATTTGATAGAAGTCACTGATTCGATGTCAGAACCGTTCTTGGATGGTTGATCTGTCGTTAGTTGTCCTAAATTTGTTGATAATGTAAGTGGTATAGGTGAATATGTATTAGCAGAGTCAACAATTTTACCAGAAAAGGAGAAAGAGTCACTATGTCCAGCTCCATTTCCTTCTGCACCATCAGTTACAATGTAACGAACTGTAATCTTTGCTCCATTTTCCAACTTTTTACCAATAATACCATCACCAAAAAGCAGTTCATACCTTTCATCCTGTACCTCTTGTAGTAAGTAGATTAAAGAGTTGCTATCAACATTTAAAATATTATCTACAACATTATATTCTGTTCCTAACTGTGCTAAAAGATTACCACCACTATCTCTTTCATCATTGACATAGACTATAATGGTTGAAGTATCCACTCCTTCATTATCCAAGATAAATCTTTGGTCTAATGAGGCATCAACTGTAAATACTTTCTCAAGGAACGTTCCTTCTCTAATCTCTATATTATTAAAGTTTGCTATTACATCTATTGGATTACCATCTTGATCCAAGTTCCCAGAGGGTTGTGAGGGTACTGAAATGTCTTGAGTAGTAGAAAATACATATGATGTATCATTTACCGATCCTACTGCCACTAACCCTGCCTGTAGCGTTACATTGGGTAGTTGAGAAACTGTTTTACCCGTTACTGTAACACTAAATGACACCTCTGCTGTTGCAGCAGTCCTTGATCGTGGAACATATCCAATATTTCGTGCTAATGAAACTACATTCTCTCTTAATGTAGCCGAATCCAAAAAGGATTCATTCACAATCATATTAGAGTTAAATGCAGTAATATAAGTATTATATGCTAACGTATCGATCAGAACAGAAAAGTTAGATCCTTCAAAATCAAATCCCGTAAATGTACTATTAGCACGGAGATAATCTTTGATGGAAATCTTTATCTGATCAAAATCAAGATTTGTAAATTTGGTAAAAGGCATCTTATCTTGTTGACTCTAGAATGAAAGCAAATTCTTGTGTTGGAAACTCTTGTCCAACGATATCAAATATAACAGTTACATCAAACGTATTCTGATCTGGTTGAGGATCTACGAGTACTTTGACATTTTCTACTCTGGGTTCAAAGTTATCTATTGCAATTTGAATTTGGGTTCGAATGTTCGATGCTGTACCAAAATCAATAAAGTTAAATAGACTACTGCGTACATCTGATCCAAACAAAGAATCAAAGAACTTTTCAGTCGGAATCGTCTGAACAATATTACGAATTGATCTTCGTATTGCATCTTCATTCTTTAATACTTTTAAATCATTTGTGACTGGATGAGGATCAAAAGATAAACTAATATCTTTAAATGATCTTGATATCCTTGTATTTGCCATTGAACACAGTTTTTATCTATTTATACCTATCTACTCATAAAAAAAGGTGCCCCTTAAAGACACCTTCTATATTATCGACCTTGACCCTTATATTTCTTACGAGGCGAGTTACGAGAACTTGCCGCATATTTTGTGTGCTTCCCCCTTCCTTGGCGAGTCTTCTTAGGAGGCGATGATACAAAATCTCCTCCACTAATCCCACCTGTTGCCTTAGCCATCTATGTCCTCCAAATAAGTTTCTGTTTGTATATTATCAGGATGTGGAGAACCTGTCTGATAATATTCAAGAGATAAGTCCTCCATCCTATTAAAGTATTCTCCTTGTCCTAGTGCCGTAAACAGTTCTTTACCATCTACGATGATTTTATATAACTCTTGTTTTTTCATGCCCTACACGTACCCGTGGGTCGCACCAGATTTCGAAACCTGCATCTTTTGCATCAAGACAGAAAGAAACATCTTCTCCACACATGTCTTGTACTTGCCCTGATTCGAATATTTGCATCTTCGGAGCAAACCATGGATACTTTAAACCCTCATGCTCAAAGACACCCTTCTTAATCAATAACCATCCAAATCCTGTATAATCAACAGTAAATGGTTTCTTTCTCTTTGAGATACTTTCAATCGTTTCATGATTCATCACTCCACCATTGTTACGGAAGTCGTCTTCCTCTAACCAATGTGCAACGGAGGTCGTTCTGCCATCCTCTGTAGCATACCATCCTGCTGCTATGTCTTGATCCATTAAGACTAACTGCCAGAACTTCTCTGCATTAAACACAATATCAGAGTCAATCCAAAGTTGATAGTCATACTTTAATTTTCCATCCCATGGTAACTGATCTGGGCCTCTGAGAACATTTGCTCCAAGACACTTACAACGGGCAAAGTTGACCATTGATGAATAATCTTGAGAAATCTGAATACTTGCATTTGCTTGTACAAGATCAAAACAAAGTTGTACGAAAGATTTCAGAAATGCATAGGATACTCCTCTACCTGGTAGACAGAAGACTATCGATTTTCCTTTGACTAACTCCTTTGCTTTCTCATAATCCCATTCAGGCTTCTTCACGGTTGGTGCAGTTGCCTTTACTGTAAATCCTTTTGCCATTTTAATAAGCTTACTTTCAAGTCATTATACTCCATTATATATCACTTGTCAATCTGTTTCGTCTGTAAGGTAAACATCACCTCCATCTATCCGCCAATGGAGTCTTGTGTCCTCATAATATCCCATCTCGTTTATTACTTCTTCTGGTATTACTGTATGATACTCACCACTTACTGGATCGATCTCTATGGTGCTAAAAATATTCTGGGGATTTTTTTGCATTTCATGTGTTCCTTTTTTGCTTTATATATGGCCACAGATTTTTTTAGATATAGAGATAAAGCTAGGTCGAAGTGGGTGCTTTGTAGACTAATGGTACCTTAAGGAATTAAACACGGCGGGGGGGCATCAACGCCCCCATCAAAACAACTGTCTGATTCACGAACGAATGATGCCCACTGTTCATGTAGAATGGAATGATCCTTGATTATTAAAATTAGCGTATGAGAAGACCTCACGTTGAACCAACTTATACATGCCATGCTGTGTGTGCATCACATATCCCTCACCCTGAATTTCATTCTCTCCTAAGTATGTGTCAAAATCGGATTCATGACGGCAGAGTGAAAGGGCATCTTCCTTAATGGACTTAACCAGTAACCAGAGTCCGATCAGATTCTCATTACCTGGAAAATCATAAGAGTCTATCTCTATGCCCTGCCTTATGCAGGAATTCAAAACCTGCTTTAATCTCTTTGCTTCCTTCTCATCTACAAAATCAACTGCCTGTGACATTTGCTTTGCGAACTTGATTGAATCTTCTAAATCATCAAAGCACTCAACCTCACCACGAATGAATGAACGGGGTTGAACAAATTTACAAGTCTCCGTGCTTTGCATATTTTCCATAAGGGGTGACGCTATGGCATCCCGTAGACAGTCCCCACTATAGGAAGTATGAGGGGCAACAATTATCTCTGCATCTACATCCTCATCAAAAAAATAGGTCAGGGTGTTTGGGGTGTATATGTCATCACCGCCAAACCCGATAAAGTCACCCTGAATAATTCCGTCATGGTCAGGCAGGTTATCCAGACAGTAATGCAAAATATCCGCCACTTGCCCATCATGATTTTGCTCAATGTCAGAATGTGATTCATTGATTTTGATTTTGACTTTGTTGAATACGGATTTTGTACCAACAAAGAAATTCCCCGTCTCAGGGTTAGTGCCCCATACGATAGCGGGTGCACCGTCAATCTTTAACGTAATAAGAAGGGGCAATAAAAAAGCATCCAATACAGATAGGTTACCTGTGAGGATGCAATCTTCGGGGTGCTCAAGATGGGTGTTTTTCATATTCTTATTATAAAGGGAAAGTCCCCCGTTAGGGGGAATTGTGTGTAGGTTTACAGATTGTCCACTGCTTCCATTCTTTCAAGAATTACTTCGTGCATGATGCCATTCATTTCTTCTTTATCAATTGTGTCTGTATTCATAAAGCAGGAATTCCCACCTGGTACATATTTGTTAAATCCGTTTAAGTGGGCAATGTTTAACGCTTTGCCAATTGTCCCGTCTGCTTTGGCACCCTCACCCGTGGCAAAGGTCACGTAAGAAACCTGTGGATTAATTGACCTGCAAATGAAATTATTCTTAAACCACCTTTCAATTGCGTTCCCTCTGTTTTGTTGTTTCTTACCCTCAAAGACTGCAATCAAAATGCCTTTATAAAACCACGCCCCGCCGTCAGGTTCACAGGCACCGATTCCACCAGGAATTTGATCTTTGTTTAACTTCTTTTGAACTGTCAATTCTTCGCTTTTGAAGTTGGAAAAAACTGACTCTCTCAACTCTTTGCAGTAATTGTCCAACTTACGGGCACGGGCATCGGTTGCTACGGTGCCATTCTGAATTCCGCCTTTAAAATAAGATGTGGTCATAATGTGGGGATTGGTTGACTACTCTTTTATTATAACAATAAAAAAACCCCTTTCGGGGTTTTAGTGACAGTTCTTAATGTGGTCAGGCAACCTCTAAATGCTGCCCATCAACTAAAATCATGCCATCCCAAAATGATTGAATGTCACCACGGAATGAAACGAACCAATCCCAATTCTTTTGAAATACGCTACAACCTGGTTTGACTTCCTGGAAAATAGCGTTTAGTCTGGATTTGGTTGTTACAGACTCCCAACCGCATGAACTGATTTTCAATGCTGCGTTCCCATGGTCATACGTTGCGATATTGTGACCATGTAGAAAAACATTTGAACAGTTTGTTGATTCATTGAATTCAACTCTGGTATTATCCTTGGACCAGTCGCCTTTGTTAGAAAGGGCAAAGTTCATTTGTCTTTCGATTTTACGCATAGGGGCAATTGATTTGGTACTCTTTAATAATACATGAAAAAAGCACCCCGTGGGGTGCTTGTGTGCCAGTTCTTAAACTGTCCATGCTTTGACGGTTTTGACTGCCTCTGCATGGTAGGGTTGAACTGCTTTAAAACCTTTTGAGAAGTCACGGAGTAATTCCTGAATCTCATAATTGTGAATCGCCCAACGTGTCTGAATGTCCTTAAGGTATTTTTGAGGACTGATTAAACGGGCGGTTGACGGTCTCTTAAGTGTGGTTACTTTTGAAACTGTCTTAACAGTTGTTTTTCTTACGACTGGTTTTGCCTTTGTTGGTTTTGCTTTAGGAGTGTCAAGCACTGCCTGAACTTCCTTAATCACTTTGTCAACTTTGGCAGGGGTGGCAACCTTACGGGTGCGGGTTTGTGAAGTCTTACGGGTGCGGGTCTTACGTGTTTTTGTAGGATTTGCAGCAGGTGACTTAACAGGCATAAAAACGAATTTCGTTTGGTACTCTGTTATTGTACCAATAAAAAACCCCCTTTCGGGGGTTCTGTAACAAACTGAAACAATAAGTTTTTTAACAATCGTTTAGCGGTGACCTGCCTCTATATGCTCTGAATGGTCTTTGTAACTGCTCTTCCTTTTGAGCAAATTCACTTAAGAAGTAATCCACTGTGAATTCATTCTCATTACAGAACTGTTCAATTTCAGAATAGATGCTTGAAGGGTAATTTGTCATGTGGAAATCAGTTGGGTTTACGGATGGGAAATTCATTTTAGTAATCAATGTCTGAGTTGAAATACTGCTCAACGTCAAACTTGGTTTCTTCAGAATCATCCAAAAATGCCTCTTCCATTAGTGCTGATAGGGCATCATCTTCGAAACGGGGATCAACGAACATAAAATTGTGTTTGATTGGTTGACTCTTTAATAATAGCAAAAAATCCCCACAGTGGGGGATTTAGTGGACACTTTACCAACTGGCACTATAGTGAAGTGCTCTGGTGAATTCAACAGCATCCAATAAGTCGCCAAAGACTGAAACGGTACGGGTTTGCCATTCAATAGGGTTAACCTCATACATTTCCACTACTGAAAATTGATCACCTGCACGATGTTCAATTCTATACTGATCAGAACCAAGGTAAGAGTAAAAATCTACTCTCTTTGATTTGAAGGTCCTTTTAAGTTCAACTGGAAACCTGTAAGAAAGGTCCTTTGCCTGAGTGAATAATGATGTGTTCATGTTTTTAATATAGCAAAAAATAAACCCCTGTAAAGGGGTTAGTGGACAGTTTACTTACTGGCACATGCCTTGGAATTTCTTCCATGCCATATTTTCAATCCAGTCAAGCACGTAAGGGTTTACCTTAATCCACC